TTGCAATTTTTTTGATATCTATATATTTTCCATAAACAGGTTGCCCTAGATAGGTTTCGTTTGTCAGAAACTCATCTTCTTTCATATCTACGATAATATTGCCATTTAGTAACTCAATCTTCTCTTCCAACTCCGGTATTGTAGGAATCACATTGAACATTTGCTCTACACCTACAATGTTAATTCCCTCCAGTTTTACTCTCCAAAGCGGAAACTCTCTTATCTTGCTTCCTTCGTATAGATCTCCTTTTACAATTTCTGGATCTTCTGCTGCAATTCCCGGCGTTCCTTTCTTTACTTCGATTTTAAATTCATCAATCCCTGTTTTCCCTGTCGTCGAAAATACTGCCATGATAATATCATTTCTGTTTTTTGATATTTCTCCATTTTCTATGATCATATCGGAATAATCTCCATATTCCGTTCTTCCGATATGACCGCCTACGCATATCACACCATTGCTCACGCGCACCTGATTATTATTAATCACAGTCGCCTTCATTCGATCTCCTGTTTCGAACACTCCATCTTTCCCAAAAATGCTTTGAAAAATCGCCGCATCATCTTCGGCCAGTATATGTGCTTCTTCTTCCGGTGGGGTATTTAATGTGAGTGGTCTAAAGCCCATCTAATCATCTCCCTTCACTTTGTACTCAATTGTTGCTTTTCCATTACTTATTTTTAATATTTTTCTTATAATAGGTTTTCTTACTTCTGTCCCTGTTATTTGTTCATATCCTCCAATAATGTCTCCCAGTTCAAAATCTTCGTTATCTACCGTAACATTAACCTCTTTGCTGTTCTGTAATTCTTTTAAGCGCTTTATCCCATCTTCTTCCAATTTTGTTACATCTGCGCTTGTGAAGCTATATAAAGCTGCTCTTTCATCGATCCCCTTATAATACTGTGTTTTCCCTATGCTGCCATCTTTTTGTACATATAAATGTAAAACGATACGTTCTTGATTCTGCCCTTCCCCTGCACAGATTAAGTGATTTATTCCTCTTCTATTATCTGTCACGTCAAAATCAACATCATAATCTTGACTGTATTCTATATTAGAGTAATCCGTAATCGGTTCAGCCTTGAGCCATACTGCCCCGTTTTCAGGTCCTTCCGGCTTCTTGTATGTTATGTTTAGACGATATCCTTTTTCTCCAAGGAATTTCATAATTGCATCGTATAAAGTTGTAAACCTTTCTACTTTGTGATTCTTCAACATCACTCCTGTGTTTTCTCGATCTACAATAAATAGGCTTCCGAATTTATCTCCGACCAGTTGCTCAATACATTCATTCAATTCTCCGTTAAGAATTATGTGATCCTCATTTTCTGGTGGTTCCAGTATTTTCTTTACCAATAAGCCTCTCCATGTCTCGCCTGACCATGTGATCTTATTTGTCTTTGTTGACACTTTCATTTTTTCAGCCAGTCCACCAAATTCTGTCTCTGGAACATATATTCTACATCCATAATGTAAAACATCTGCATCTTTCATATTTAGAGTTAATTCAAAGTCTGATTTACCTTCTCCTATTTCCGCATCTAATTCTACGCTTTCCAAATATCCAATTTCTTTTCCTTCTTTAGATGCTGCTGTTAGTAAAAATGGAAATTCTACGTTTTTTAGCTTTTTTTCTGCTTCCACGGTGGTGTCCCCTTCTTTTCGAATACAATTAACTCAAAATTGAACTTTCCAAATGATACTTCACATCGCCCCGGTGGTATTTTTTCAAATATCGTTCTGCCTTTAAAATGAAAAAGATTGTCTTCTGTTCCATTAGTCTTTTTTTTAATTACGGTTCTTTTTTCACTATTTATTTCTACGTATTCTCCCTCTTCAATTATCGAGTGCAATGTATGTGCACATCCTGCAATATTGACTTGTGGATTGACTACTGGTCCATATACTCTTAGCAAAAAATCAGATGGCACATGGTTTCCATTGATTATGCTTCTGTATCTTTGGCCGTTTGCGTATCTGTAATTATATTTATATGGATATTTTTTATTGTTCGTTGATGTATCGTCAGTCGTTTCGAATTTAAATTCGTTTTCTTTTATCCAAAACATATGTGGAGCCACAATTTCTATTTCATTTTGAATAGCATAAAACATTTCTTCATAATCTTTTTGATCTTCTGACAGCACAAAGCATTCTAAATAATATCCGTTTACCCATAATCTCCCTTCTTTTCCTGCATATATATCCTTTTCTGTAATTCTCTCCAATTTGTTCATGCACAGTTCATATTCTTCCTGTGAATTTGCAAATATAGACAGCGTTAGCTTTATGCTTTCCGCTGTCTTGTATATTTGCTCTATACTTGATCTATTTCTCGCCTTATCGTCTGACGCATCATATTTCCATTTTCTTCCGTATAATGGTGTGATGTCTTCGATTGCCACTGGGAAGTCCGACATGTCAAATATTTCTCTTTCTGTATTTTCGTAATATATTGTCATGCAATAACTCCTCCATCTCTTAAAATTCTCATTACTTCTCTTTCATTGATTGTTCCTATTATCGGTTGTTTTGATAATGCTTCAGCCAATTTATCGTAATCAATCAAATCCCTCTTCTCGTACTCTGCCTGCTGCATTGCCCTATTCACAGATTCTTCTACATATCCCATTAACTTAGATATTGGTGCAACTGCCTCTGGTCCTGCTTCGCCTACTCCCTTCAATCCGTACATAGTCGGGAATAATGTCGGCTTATCGAATATAGCACCATCTTTATACCATTTTATCGAAAACTTCGGTACTGATGGCGGATTTATTGAGAATTTACCACTTATATTAACATGCGGTAATTTTAAATCTGGCAACTTCCACGAAAAATTAAAGAAGCCTTTGATTGCATCTATTGCACTTTTTACTGTATTTTTTGCGGATGTGATTTTTGAAGAAATTGCATTATATATATTTGTAAACACGGATTTCACAGACGAATATGCTGATGTGATTGGTGTAATGATGTTTGTCTTTACTAAATTAAAACCAGCCATAACAATAGACTTCGCCTGACTTACTTTTCCTGATATTGCAGTGCATATCTGGCTGAAGAATGATTTCACAGATGTGTATGCTGATGTAATCGGCGTGATGATATACGTCTTCACTAAGTTGAATCCTGCCAAGACAATAGACTTCACTGTATTTATCGCCCCTGATACTGTCGTTTTTATACTTGTCCATGCGCTTGTGATAATTCCTTTGCAGTTTTCCCATATAAACTGAAAGGGCAATGTAATAACTTGAAACCCGAACGAAAAGACTTCTCCGATGAACATAATTCCCATCTGCACAATATTTCCAATTGTCTGAAATACCCCTGATACCGTTTCCCCGATTCCGCGAAATTTTTCCGCAACTCCTTCTATAAATCCGGTGATTCCGCATGTTTCAAGAAGTGAACTGAAAAAGGAGAAGATCCCAGATACAAAACCCGTCAACACGCCGGATACTAAGTCCCATAATCCACCGAATATCTCTCCGATTCCGGTGATAAATGTGGAGGCTCCTTCTTTCGCCAATTCCAAGTCTCCGGTAAAAATTCCAACAATCAGAGATCCCAAGCCGGATAATACGTCTACGACTCCTCCGATGATCGTAAGGATCGGTTCAATTGCGCTAACTAGCGCGTTAAATGTTCCGGACAGCGATGCAATCGTTGGCAGAAAATAAATAGCCAACATCGTTGCCAGCACCTTGAAAAAGTCCGTTAAACCTGTTAGCTTTTCTGAAAGCCCTGAAAACTTCTCTTTTATTCCGTCTATCTTATCTCCAAAATCAATTTTCTCCAGAAACCCTTGTATTACCTCCTTGAAGCCTTCCCACATTCCGGTAAAGAACTCTCGGAAGTCTTCGCTTTTATTCCACAGTAACACCAGTATTGCTATTACTGCTGCCACTGCGGCTACAATTGCCAATGCTGGTCCCAGTGGCGCCGCCATTGCTGTTGCTGCGGCGGTTCCGCTTCCTGTGGCTGCCGCTCCTGCTCCTGCAAACATTCCAGCGAGTTTCGATCCTACTCCCATCACTGCCGATATTCCTGTTGATACTTTACCGATTCCGATCAGTAGCGGCGATAATATGGCTACAAACGCTACAATTCCAAGTATTGTCTTCTGTGTTCCTTGATCTAAGCCTGCTATTTTTTCCGTAAATCCGGATACTTTTTCTACAGCCCCATTTATCATTGGCAAAAAAATGGAACCTAATGTTATTCCAACATCATTAATGTTATTCTTCATGATTGATAATTGACTGGCTGTTGTCGCATATCTTTTTTCCGCTTCTTCGGTCAGCGCTGTATTCTCTTCCCATGCTGTCTTTCCTGTGTTTATTGCTGATGTAAAGACGTCGCTTGCGTTTGCAGATCGTAGTAGCGCGTCTCTCATTCGTGTCTCAGTGATTCCCATATAGATCGGAAGAGCACACGT